AGAAAGTAATTCTTATATTATTACGCGAATTGTTGTGTATTTTTTATATATTAAAATGGATTAAAAGATGCATCAATAAAATTTAATAATGGTGGTGGGTAAGCTGGCGTATTTTTGCGTAAATTTGTGTTAATTTTATCACTAAAACCCGGATCAGTTCCGAAGTTATAATCGTGTTCTATAGAACTATTAATGTCGTGCATATCAATAAAATAAATTAATAAACAAACAATAGATAAAAATAAAATACAAACCAGCCAATATTTGAAATAAATTGAGCGCGTTATTCTACCAATCGTCGACATAATATTGTTGATGTTATCAATATTGTTGATGTTATCAAGTTGATTTGAATCATTCATAATATAAATATCGATCTCACTTTCTTTATTTTTATCCTGTCGATCATCTTTATTACTATATTGATGATTTTTTTGATTAATATTATAAAAAAAATTATTCATTTTATTAAATGTTTATATAATAAAATATTGTGTGAAAAAACTTTTGGTATAATACTTATTTATGTTTAGATGAGGAATGCTTGGTTGATCCATGTCTGCTGTTATTTTGAGAAATAGTTTTATATGCTTCTAAATAAGTTAAATTCTCCTTGACTTCTTTTTCTGATATACAGTACATTGTAAAAACAAACACAAATGCAATTATTAATGCGACAGAAGGCTGTGAATTTGTTGGGCCAACAATAAGCAATAATGATAAAAATACAAATCTAAATATATCATTTTTAAACAAATTGCGTATAAAATCGGGTGTATTAACTTGTAAAGCACCGGCATATATTATTAAAATTACTACAGCAATTGCCAAACCTATTTTTTTTTCTTTTAAAAAATTGTTTTCAAGAATATCGTTCATAAGTGTGTTGTTAAATTAAAATAATTTAATTAATTTATATATATATTAAACAAATATATATTATTTTTAGAATAATTTGTCATCAGCAATTTTTAATACATTAAATAATATCTTCCTGATAAATATATAATAATATCGGATATGTATAGTAATATTGATGAGGCATATGACAGTCCGCTAAAACATCAAATGAAAATATATCAAAAAGAAGTCATTAGACAAAATAATCGAGATCAACTAATAAATAATATTGAAGATTTTCAAGAAGAAAATAATTTAACTCCACCTCATAATTCAAATAATATTGATTCAAATTTTGAGTCGGGTTTTGAGTCAGGTTTTGATTCAAGTTTTGAATCAGGTACTGAATCGAACTATGATAATAATGTATCTTTACCCGATATAAATAATGTAAATCCAAAAATCATGCCCAATTTTGTGGATCAGCCATTTTATACATCATACGGTGGCAAGCAAAACGAAACATATAATCAAATAAAACAAGATGATTTGGTGAATTTACCTAATTATAAACCAGATATTTATAATACAAACTATCAAAACTATAGTTCAGAAGGCACGCCATTATCAGAACTAAAATCAGTCGATAGTAATTTTAGTTCGGCAGCTATATCTGATAATGGGTCATTAGATCGTATATATAAAAAACAAAAAAAGAAAAAACAAAAAAAGGTTAAATTTGCAGATGAAGTTAATCATGACAATTATGTCAATATATTTATGAGCGAAATTTACAATGATGATAGCGCATCATCGCAGTCAAGTGTTGATGTCTACAAACATATTAGAAAATGCAGTATTTGCAAAGATCGCATTCAAAAATCAATTATTAAAGAAAAATCAAAAAATTATAAAAATAATTCTGATTTAGAAAGCAATCAAGATTTTGAAAGTTTAGAAAATCTAGAAAGTTTCGAAAGTTCAAAAAAAGATAATTTTTCATCAAATTATGATAATAATTCATATAATGATTATAATAACAAAAAATACCCTAAAAAATCAAATCAAGTGAATAAAAAATACAATAATGATGACTATAATGTATTTGAGAATGATTATATTTCTAATTATAATCAAGAAAAAGAGATAAAAATAGAAAAAACAAAGGCAAAAGAAAATCAAAAAAGAAATGATAAATCAAGCATGTTTGATTTTACAAACAAATTTGATATATTTTCAAATATTGATTCAATTGATAAAGACGATATTAAAGAAATAATAATAGTTGTCTTAGTTGGTATTTTTGTAATTATATTACTTGATACTTTTATGAGAGTTGGGAAAAGTAAACGTTAATCACGAATCAAGTTATTTTTATGCAGATTTTACACCTTTTGAAGCATTAACATTAGATTCAATTGATGTCCAAGACACATATAGTTTTAATGAACTTAATTTTAAAATATCGATATGTAATTTTTTAATTTTATGTTCAACAAAATCCAAACACTCATCTGAATTAAAGTCCGCGCAACCAAGCATTACGGCTGGAATATCAAAAATAAAATATGTTAGGCCGGATTTGTCTGTAAAATTTATTTTATTTAAACAACTTTTATATACTTTATAATACGCATCTAAAACCCGTTTACGTTTATCTTTTTTTGTTTGTATTAATTTATCCACACTAAATTTATTTTGAATAGCCAGTGGGTTTATTAATGTATTTATGTCTAGCGAACCATATTTATGTTCGGTTTTATTTTTTGCAGGAAATAATGCATCGATATTAATTTTATCCATGAGCTGTGAGAAAGTGGATCAAGTTTATATTATATAAAAAGATTATTTATTATTATTATAAACATACAAACATATAAACTTACGCAATATGGATATTGAAAATCATAGCGAAATTATTAATTGTGCTAAAGATGGTAGAAAAAAAGAAACTTTAGTTTCTACGGGGGCTGTCGTCAAAGAAATAGGGAAGACAGAAGAGAAAGAAGAAAGAGGAGAGATAGAAGAAATAACAGAAATAACCATTGATGATGATTATTTAAATATTATATCTGAATTAAAAAATCATATTTTTATTAATCCTGATTTTGATATTCCTGTTTATGTTCAAAAGTGCAAAGCTAAAAATAAAAAAATATTAGTGTTAAGTGGGGGTGGATTAAAAGGAATTGCGCATATTGGTGGGATAAAAGCTTTGGAAGATTTGGATTTGCTAAAGAATATTGATACTTTTGCTGGAACTTCGGTTGGTAGTCTACTATTGTTTTTATTTGTAATTGGATACACTGCCTCAGAATTGTATGAATTCACAGGTAATTTTGATTTAGGAAAATTACGTAATTTAGAATTTATGCAATTAATAGAAAAATTTGGAATGGATGATGGTAAAAGATTCACATATTTCTTAAAAAAAATGTTAAGTGCAAAAAAAATAGATCCAGATATAACATTTTTAGAATTGTATAATTTAACAAAAAAAACATTAATTATGACTGGTGTATGTGTCAATGATCTAAAAATTAGTTATATGTCATACATAACATATCCTTCAATGCCAGTAATTACTGCTGTAACTATTTCAAGCTGTTTTCCACTTGTTTCAGCACCAATAAGTTATGACAATAAATTATGGGTAGATGGTGGGTGTATTGATAATTATCCAATAAGATTATTTGATGACAGATTAGATGATGTAATTGGTATATATTTAGATACCATTCGAGATCAAAACCCAGTCATATCAAATTTAGAAGAATATTTAAAACAAGTGTTGCTGTGTTTATTTACAAGTGTTAGTATATTGAATATTAATGGATATGAAAAGTACACTGCACATGTAAAATCGCAAGACAAAAGTGTTACAAATTATACTTTAAATATGGAAGAAAAAAATGAATTGTATAAAATTGGTTATGATACAGTTCATTCTAAATTTTGCTAAAATAAGAATATTTCTAAATTTTGCTAAAATAAGAATATTTCTAAATTTTGCTAAAATAAGAATATTTCTAAATTTTGCTAAAATAAGAATATTTCTAAATTTTGCTAAAATAAGAATATTTCTAAATTTTATGAAAAATTAATTATTTTGGATTTCTACGTAATTCCAACAATCGATCATATTTTTTTTTCATGTCAGCCTTATCATCATCCCACGATATTTCTTTACCTGAAATACCGGCTGGTTGTAAAATACCATATCCAGCCATAGTTGGATCAGAATCAAAGTCTTTCATTGATCTTTGAGCCAGATTATGGGTTTCTAAGTCTCGTTCACGCATTTTTTGTTCTATAGACATTGTGTAGTTTTTGTCTTTATAATTATGATCAACGACATCTTCATCATCAGACAAATCATGAATATTGACTTTTGAAACTTTCGATCGTAAAGGTTTATCAAAAACTGGATGGGATGGACCAAACAACGAGTTTATCACACCCGCAGAATTTTCATCTTCATCATATATTTTATCAATATTGGACAATGATGTGAAAGATACGCCTGCACCAACTCCACTATCATATGCTAAAGGATTACCAGTATGAACTGTCATTTCATTTTGTTTTTTATGCATTTTCATAAATGCAGCTTGAAATTTATTATTATTAAACTTTTCACCTTCATCAAACAATCTGTCTGGAGCATCCTCTATATTTTCTTGTTCAATTATTGTCCTTCTATCTGCCAACCTTTGTGCGGTCTCATCAGAATTCAAAGCAATCTTTATCTCACTTTTTTTAAAATTATGTTTTCTATCTAATTCATCTGAAATTCTGCCAAAATCTTTCTCAACATCTTTTTCACTTTGATTTGATTTTGTAGACTCTTGTGCTTGTATAAATTCTTCAGCAGATTGTTTTAATTTAAAATGATCAGCATTGGACTGATCAACTAATTTAGACATTTCGTCATATTCTGCACGTGCTTGTGGGTCAATAAGTATGTTAAATCCTTTTGTGATTAGTTCAAATAATTCTGGATCACCACCTCTGTCTGGGTGGTGTTTTTTAACAAGTCTTCTGTATGCATTTTTAATATCTGATCTCGAGCATTCCGATTCAACACCCAGAACTTCATATAAATTTAAAGTAAAATCTGACATATGTGTTTATAATTAATATTTAGTTATATTTTTTTATGTGTAGATAAAACGAACAAATTATTATATTCTATATTTGTATACATATTATTATTTATACAAATGGAAGAAAGATATATTGCAACAATGGTGCTACATGCAGTTGGTGACACAATAGGATTTTTTAATTCAAATTGGGAATTTAATTATCACCAGAAAGTTTTTAATCTCACAACCACAAATGAAATTTTATATGATTTTATTAATAGAGGTGGGATAAACGATATTAATTTAGAAGGATGGATTGTTTCGGATGATACGGTTCTTCATATGGCTGTTGCAAACGCGTTATTAAAACCATTCAATAACTATTCTGAATTTGAAAATATTTTAAAAAAGAATTTAGTTGCATCAATGCGTGATATGAAAAACAGAGAGCCTGGAAAAACAACTCAAATATACATAAGAATGATTGAAGATTCAGATGATATTAGTAATATTCCATACGATAATGCAACAGGTGGTAATGGGGCCGCAATGCGAAATTTATGTATTGGTTTAGCATTTTGTGGAAAAAATAATCGTTCGAAATTAATAGAATATGCAATTGAATCAAGTCGGCTAACACATATGTCTGCAATAGGATATTTGGGTGGATTAACTACAGCATTATTTACAGCATTTGCAATTGAAAATGTTCCTATAACAGACTGGCCATTTGAATTAATTGATTTGGTTGAATCGGATAAAGTTAGGAAATATATTAATAAAAAATATTATGATGACGAATTACAGGATTATGAAATATTTTTGAGTAATTGGAGAAAATATATTGAAGCGCGATTTAGAAATCGTACTTTAATAACAACAAAAGCTCAAACAAATTTATTATTCCGGACAAAATTTCATTATGAAAACTTTGTTAAAGATAATGAACATGGTGGAACTATTGGAGAAAGTGGATATGGAGTAGGAATTATGGCCTACGACAGTCTTGTTGATTCTGGACCAATGTGGGAAAAATTAATTATTTACGCAACATTAAATATTGGTGATTCTGATACTGTCGGGTGTATTGCAACTGGGTGGTTTGGTGCTATGTATGGCATGCAATCTATACCCAAAAATAATTTAAAATATTTGGAATATAAATCAGAACTAACGAATATTGGTGAACAATTATATTTAAAATATAATGATAAAGATTTGGAAAAAGATAAAGGTTTAAAAAAAGATTTTGATAATAATAAATCAAAATATAAAAAAGTTAAAAAATCGAAAAATTTAAAACAAAATTTTGATTCTGATTTTGATTCTGATTTTGATTTTGATTCAGATTCTGATTAAGATTTAAATATATTGTGTAACAAATGCAACTAGCGCATCACTTGTTCTATTTCCATTAAACTGTATTGGTTTTCCAGCAACATACAAAATAACGGTTGGATATCCATTAACACCTTCAGCAGCACATTTATCTTGTTGATCTTCACATGAAATCATTTGAACATTTAATTTATCGGATATAGCTGGGGTTGATTTAACCAATGTCAAAAAATCAGACCAACCAGCATTAATAAATGCTCTAGAATGTCCACACCATGCAGTGTAATACAAAATTAAAGTTGGATTAGAGGTCTCGCCCGAATTAAGATTTTCGTTTTTAATTGAAGAACTGTTAGAAGAAGAAGAAGCACCGCGATTTTGAACAGCACCACATGAACTCATTCGTTCATAATTATCCGAATCATCATTTGAAGAACCACATAAACTATTTAACTGATTATTGTTTAGAAATAGTAATATTACCAACAAGCCGAGTATAGCGATAAGCGCAATGTGTGTATTGGTTAAATTCATGTTATTATATTATTAGAAATGGAAAAAAATAATGCGTTTATAGAATGGTTTGAATAGATCTATAAACAATAATAATAAGACCAAAATATAAATAACATATACAAGCCTATATGTTATTTTTCTTTTATTTACCAATTTAATTTTAAAAAAGATAATTTTTCATATAATTAATCAAAACTATAAGCGCAACTGAATTTTTTAATTTATTAGTAAATTTTTCAAAAATTTTCTCGAAATATAGATATATACGAGTAATGCAAAGTACTATGGACAAGTATGATGAAAAAAATTATCTTTTTGGTGATGACAAATCTGACAAAAAGGGCAGTCTTTTTGTAAAATTGATGTATCAAGGTAACAACTATTCTCAGGCACTTAATGCTTCAAAACCTGACAGTATTTTAAGGGAGAAAGCATGGAAATTGATTGTTGCTGAAAACTACAAGAACATTACTGCATCTACAAATACTAGATTAAGATCAGAAAGTGTTTTTCCAAACGATATCCATTGGGAATTTGTAGATTTTATTATTAGAACTGCATGTTATTTTCGAGCATTGGACAAACCAACAGGTGCTGGAACTGCACTCGATAGCATTCACACTGCAGTCGTAAATGCTATAAAATCTGAACATGGAATTACATTGAACGTGTTATTTGATAAAATTATTAGTGATTGCGCATCAGAAATAAAGGCGTCTGGTAAATGTACTCAAGCCACCATTAAAGCTGCTCTAATAACTAATGACACTCTTCTTGAAAAAATAGAGGAGATTTTTAAGGGTAGTTTTAAATCAGAAGGTGTAGATACTAGTATTGGAACTATACTAAAAAGTTTATTTGACAAGGTCACTGGTATAACTTATGATTCTGCAACACTTCTTAGAATAGTCGTTGCAGACATTGAAAAATTTGTAATTGGTGCGGCACCAGAAGTTGCTACGCGTGGTAAGATTGAACCATTGACAAATGATAATTTAGTTGATGTTATTGTTGGATCAATCAGAAACTATTTAAGCAACTATTTTAGTGGAACATATGTAACTTTAGGTAGAAACAAACACGCACTTGCATTTTATAACAATGTTTTTGCAAAATGGCGTTCGTTTACAGATGAAGGTACTCGTACATTTTATAATACTTTTATAGATTTATATCATCAAACTGCAGATGGGTGGAAACGAGTTGATCCTAAAGAATACGAAAGTTTACCACAAACACTATCTGATGCAGATAAAGAAAAATACCGTATTAATGCTAGAAAACAATTCACTGGAGGAGCACCAATTTTTCAATATTCATTACCTTTATTACCAAACGGTGATAATATTAACCGTATTTGGTATACTGGTGCAGACAAAGAATTGCGACACATTGAAAAGCCAACGGATCCAAAGGATCTCCAAAATTTTCTCAGAAATCTATTTGCAAAGGTTTATACTGAAGCAGGTGATATGGAAGCATTTGAAGGAATAGAATTCACAACTGATTATGACATTGCTGCAGACAGATACAGAACTTCTGGTGGATTATTTAGTATCGATGTTGATAAATACGTTAGACACTTATTTACTTGCAAGAAAGACGAACCATTGGTTGAAGTCCCAAATGATTGCGATGTCGTCATGGATCTTAACTACAAAAATATTTGGTCTCGAAATGATAAGAATGCTTTTGTCCGAACAATTGATGGTAAAGAAGTAGAATTTGGATGTGATGATCCAGAAACATTAAAGACTTTAACTGCTGACTTTAAATGTTATTCTACATTTTCAAAGGCTACAGGTGATCAATGTACACAATACATTTCAGACTGTTTATTTTCAAAGGACGATGCTTCTTTGGGTAGATGTTTAGATTTATTAAAGACAATGGACTTTTATGAAGAAGTCAAGAAAGATATTTCAAAAATGCATCCTATTGTTGCACATCAAACATTAAAGAGTTTTGGTTTCAAGGAACACACGGCATTCGATGAAACTGCTAATATGAAATTAGTCAAAGTTGGTGAAGTTGATCATTGGTTACAAAACTTTATGACCACAAAATTCACTGATGCAGCTCAACAAGATCAAATCAAGAAAAACACTCAATTATTGTCATATTTCCGTTTGTTAGTTGACTACGTTAACTCCAATCCAACAATTTTGAATCCAGGATTCAGTGGTAAGACAAATGCAATGGTTGGTAAATACACTCCACCAGAATTATTCCAAAAACTTGGAATGAAACCTCGTCGTGAACCACGATCACCAGAAGCTCGAGATGAATATGAATTAGCAATTCTTCGTCGATCATATGGTGCTGGTTTACCACGTGCACAATTTGGTGTGACGGGTGGTCTTATTAAAAGTCCATTTGGTAACTCCATTAATCCAGTTCCAGGTGCAAACTTCTTAGTTCCAGTCCAAATGGGTGGTAACTTTGCTCAACCAGGTTCAGCAGCTTTTGCAGAAAAGCGATTAGGGCAAGGTAAAGTTTCAGGTGCAAACTTATTAGCAAAAATGTTGTTAGCACATATTGCTAAATTGAAAAATGTTGGTAAGACTTTAGAAAATGCTGACATTACTAGATTAAACAACAGAATCAAACAAATGGGTTTAATTGAAACTGATATTATCAAAACTCTTAAATACATTGAAGATTATAACCAATTGATGATTTTGTTCAAAGATTATACTGCTGGTACTTTAAGTGTAAGCAGTTTGGAAGGTTTGGTCAATCATTATAATGGTTTATTGTCTAAACAAAACAAAGAAGAAGTTTCTATGCTTACTATCTTACAAGCTTTGCAACGTTTACGTGCTGGTAACGATAACGATACATCAGCTTATCGTGATCTTAAATCAGTCATCTAAACAGTTATTCGTCCTAATTAACATTGATTTTATACTTATTTTTGTATAAGTATAAAAACTGAATTATTTTTTGATAATTTTAGATAATTTTAGATTACGAAATAATTTACCAACATTTGCATGCAGCAAGTTTTTTATTTAATTCTAATTCACCATTTGTTGCACTAATTATTAAATTAATAAAGATTGGAACAACTTGAGTTATTAATGAATCAAGTGTTGCTTTAGAAGAATCATCCAAAGTTGATGTATTCGCAAGATTTTGCAATGCTTGAATAACAATTGCTTGTTTTTCTGAACCAGAAAGACTTGGATAGGTTTCAACGAGCTGCATCAATTCCGATGTATAAGTTAAAATATTTGTTGTACTAAGGGTTTTATTAGCAAAATTGCTTTGAATTTGGGCTACGATTGCAGTAACAATTGTAGAGTCAATAACAATGTATGTTGGCACTGTAATTGAATTTGGGTTTGGTGCTTGACTTGATTGATCAGACATAAATGATAATAAATAATAATGTATATATTATACATTATATAAAATTATTATTTAAAATGTAAATACTAACCCACCCAATCCATGCGTTATCCGTAATATATTATAATTTAATCCATAACATCTGACATTTGCTTGGTTTGAAAAATTAATTATATTTGACATCGATACTTGCAATAATATATCATCAATTTTAGTCATATTACACGATCCACTTGGTTGTAATATTTCTGGATATATTGAAAAAGAATAAACATTAATTCCTTCATTTGGTGCGAACGAGAAATGTTGGAACGGTTGAACCCAGTTAAAATACGATGTATCGCGAACACTTAATCTCTCTTGTCCATTTAATAATATTGTTCCAGACGTTATTAAATTTTTTCCAACCAACGATCCATCAGCATTTCTTTTATAATCATCAGTATAATTAAAAAGATCGTTGTTATTTGTATCAACTAAATATTGTTGCTGACCAACCCATACTACAACTGTACATGGATGTGCTAAATTTAATTTAATTGAACGATTTGTAGACTCAACAACTTTATTAGAGACAAATTGTAATTGTTGTATTAAATATTCATTTTTTCCTTGCGAAAACCGTACTCTTTCTTCTGAATCTAAATAAATATAATTTACTAATAAAAAACATTGTTGAAGTTCTAAACTTTTTAAATTTGGTAAACTATTTACTGTTTCAGTAGTATTTACTTGTGGCATTGTCTTAAAACCCGTTGTTAACCCTGTAATAAGATATTGTTGATTTGCGACACTAGATGTGGCAGCACTAATAGCAGTTGATGATACTAATGTACTATCTTGTATACTTTGAAATTCATTCCTACTTATTCTTAAATAGTACATACGGTTAGTTACAACATCATAGTATGTAAATATGCCAGAAGCTTTGACTCCATTTACAGTTTGTTCAATATATTCAAATTGTTTGAAATTAACTAAATCCTGATTTATTGTTATATAATGTGTTGGTGTTGTAATATAACAATTTTCTAAACTATTAAGTTCTAGATTTATTTTAATGTCATTATGTTGCAAACACACAATTGGCAATGCTAACCCATTTTCTCTACAAAACCAAAATTGTAATGGAATATATAATTGATAAGCCTGTTTACCATTTGTAAAATCAGTTAATATTTTTGTATCTCCAATCATATTTGCGATTCCCCTATCAGCAGGTCCAGTAAGTTCATTCCAAATATTTAACCATTCTCCATAATGTCTATCAATCAAAGTTCCACCAATTTCTATTTCAATACTAGATACTAAGGCATATCCAATTTTTCGGACCCATGCAAATTTTGTAACATTATCAACATTGCCTGCATCGTCTAAAAATTGCGGAACTTCTGGCAAAATTGTCATTAAGTACATTTTTTCAATTAAATCTCCATTTTTTGATAAAATACATGTGACTTTTTTGCCGAATCCTGGTGTGTGTGTAAAATTTTGTGGAATTGGTTCAGATGAAAAATTAGTGTGTCTTCTATATACAACTTTAAAAAAAGTTATTTGGGGATCCTTTGTCAAAAACATGTCTTGCGGTCCATATGCAACAAGTTGTATTAAACCTCCTCCCATTATTGTTTTTATATATTATGTCAAGAATAAAAGATTTAAACTTTAAACACTGTATTAAAATTCATCTTACTTACAACTCCTAAGTTGTTACGGATGCAAGTCCAGCTAAACCACTCATAATTCTCAAAATATTGTAAGAAACTGAATATATACCGATTCTAATTTTTGTATTATTTAATTGCATATCATTTATTAATTTTTGTGTCAAATATATAACCAAGCTCACTTCGTCAATTCTTGAAAAATTAGCTGATCCGGTTGGTTGTATTAATTCAGGTGAAATTGCCATACTCCATACATTCATACCTAAATCTGGCGATGAAGTATGATGTTGGAAAGGCTGAACCCAATTATAATACGAACTTGGTAACAATTGTTGTCTTTCTCTGCCATTAAATATGACTGATGCCTGTGTTGATAAATTTATTAACTGATTTGTATCATATGTGTAATCATAATATCTTTTTTCACCATTTAATAAAGAACCATCAATTTTGTCTAAACGTTGAATCACCCATATTAATTCTTTTGTGGGTTCAGAAAAATGTAATCTTGGTCTAACAATACCATTTATTTGATCAAATAAATTATTATAACCATATACAACTGTGCCTCCGTAACTTACAGTATCAATCAAATGTTCATGTTTAACTTCTGCCAATCTTTTACGTTGATCATTTTCAACATAAAAATAATCTGCATATATTGAACATTCTACTTTTGGTGTTGTTTTGAATATTGTAAATTGATCAAAAAATGCCACATCGGAAAAGTTTTTTAATTTTACACGTAATGTTGTCAAAGTATGTTTTAATGCGACCAACGGTATTGACGAGCCAACATTTCTACAAAACCAAAATTGTAACGGAATATATAATTTATAGCCTTTTTTATCTGCAGTTGAAAACGATTGTAACTCATCAACATTACCAATCATTAAATTATACCCTCTTTCATGTTCTGCCAATTGTGATAATTTGTGCCATATTTGCAACCATTCTCCAGTTTGCGATTCAATAGTTTGTCCATCAAATTCGACAGAAACATAATCAATAATATAATGACCCAAATATTTAATCCATGCAAATGACCCTTTAGTACCATTTACTAATGTTTCTATTTGTGTGAGTAGTTTTGGTTGCGGTAACAGTACAACAGGCACGACACTTGTTGTCGGCGTATCATCCATTGAACGCAACAAGTTTTTCAAGTTTGAATCAATATTAAAATAGTAATTATACACATTATTGTATGTTTGTATTATAGCATTGGAATTGGTTGTTGGAGTTGATGGTTGACTTGGATAAACACCTAATGTGTTTAAATTTGATGCGATAGTTGATTGACTCAAAATATAGTTCAATATATAATTATAAATGTCAAGTGTCGATGCAAAATTATTATAATTTTGAGATATATTTGCAATATCATTGTATAAATACAACACAGTTAAATTTTTAATCCAATTTTTAAAATTTTGTATAACAGTTTGTTGTTCTGCTATTGGTAATGCTGTTACGAGTGTGCTTTGACTAAATGATCCAGATGTTAAGTCTGTTGGATTACCAATTAATCCATTTATTACGTTCATAACACCTAAATTTGTAACTAAACTGGCTGCACCATTAACTAATTTTACAAGATTTTGATCAGATGTTGTCCATGTTGTTGGATCTAAATAAATAAATCCAGACGAAAACCCGTAAATTGTATTATTTATGAATGCGCCTTTAATTGGGGTTAATACAGAAGATCGACGTAAATATCCTTCGTGAAAAATATACACGGTTCTAACATATAAACTGGTTGTATTAGTGAAAAACCTGATTATTATGCGATCTGTTGTATTTATTGGTAAAGGTGTAAAAAAAGTAATTTTACCACCAACCATATCATTTGTAAATACTGTATTAACATCACCTGTCACTAGCAAATTATTGACTCCGACTGTTCCAGTTGTATATGGATTTAGGCTGTTATAATCGATTCTAAATTGCGTATTTGATGGAATTGTAAATGGTTTATTAATAGTAATTGATGTTGGAGATGTGTATGCTGTTATTATTGCATTTAAACCAATTTCTATTTTAAAATTATATTGTGTTGGTATGTCTGACAGTACCACTGATGCAGATGATGCAAGTGGAGTTTGAAATATTTCTAAGTGTGCACCAGTCATTGCACTTGTGAATGTTGTGCCAAGTCCAGTTAAAGCGGTGTTTAATATTCCAGCAGTTCCGATTGTGCCATATCCATATGTTGTACCATTATATGTAATAATATATGAAGACCCATCTGGAATATTTACTTGGAAGGGCACTGATATTTGTGTTGGAGAATCAACTGAAACAATTTTAATATTAAGATTTGCAATATCTGTTGAAGATTCAATATAAATATTTGCATACAAACTTGTGTTTATATTTGTATTTGCATTTGGATCTAAAACTGAATCAACATACGCCCATAAATTAAATTGCCAATAACCGTATGGAATTGCACTCAAGTACGGATCATTAGGCACAGTTAAAAAAGAGTTTCGGACAAGATTATTGTATGAGTTTATTATTTTTGTACCATCGGAGTTAATAACTGTTGTTTGTAAAATAGATTCATAATTACCAGAAAATATTGTTGCAAGTTCTGATGTATATAACTGTGATTCAGAATCAACACTTAAATTAAAATAATAAGTTGAACCAGTTGTTCCTAACAAAACTCCCACTAATTCCGACATGATGTCATTATTATCATCATAATAAAACAGCTCTCGATTTAATTGAATATTCTTTACTTGCAACAAGTATTTAGCATTTGTGTAATTTGAAAAATACCAATTGTATTGAGTCAATACATCATTTGTACAAAATAATATTGATCCTGCAGATACTGGTGCAACACCTATTGTTGTATCGTTATAAAATATTGTATTTGATGCTAATAAATAGTAATCTATTACTTGTGTCAAGCCCGTCAATAAAGGAAATTCTTTGTATTGTGATGGAATTATGCTGTCTGAATTTAAACCAATTATACTTAAATAGTTGTACATTTCTGCTCCCAACGTTTGATTATAATAAGTTGGATTTAGTACATTATTATTAAAAAAATTATTAAATGAACTTATAAATCCATTTTGAACTGTATACCATATTGATGAAACAGCATCAAATATTGGTGTGTTTTGCGGTGTTGCTGGCGGATATGTTACTGTTGTAAAATTTATTGGATATACCCTATAGTTATTTGTGTTTTTGTATGTGGAGTAGGACGCAAGACTTGTTGTTTGAGTAAAAAAAGAAGGGATAATTCCTAAAATACTTGATTGTGTATTTCCCATAATATCATTTGTAATTCGCGTTGCTGAACTCGATGTGTGCAATGCAAATGTTGATAAAACATTATTCATGTAGTCTGTAAATAATTTTTTGATATAATCCATAATTGTATAATTATTAATTGTATTTACGCCATTGGCCGTTGTATTTGTAGTTGGCTCGAGAGTTGGTGAATTTGCATTAATACGTATTTCAGGTCTCAATAAAGCAACTGTTAGCAAATCAGTCGTATTTGTTGTATATGTTTGTGATAAATTAATTAATGTCGATATATCGGCTAGAGTCGGGTTTAATAAATCACCACCAGCTAAAAAGGTTGAGCCGCCTGGATTTGGATTTTGTGTTGAGGTTGATGTAATTGTAGCCATTAATTGTTTTTGTATTTGTGGTAAACCACCATAATAAATTGTATAAGATGTGTTTGTTGCGATTGATGTATTTGGCATAATTGATAGTTGAGTTGGTGATATATATTCTGTAATAGATGCTGTTATATATAATGTAATAGCACTACCAATCATTGAACTTGCGAAACTAGTACCTAAACCGGTTATAGTTGAACTCAAAACATTATTTGTTCCAACAGTTCCTACATTATATTGATAAGTTATAACATAATTTGATCCAAAAGGCACATTTATTGGTAGAGTAACAGTCAGCGCAGTTCCAGATATAATACTTGCAATTGTTGCAGTAACTGATGGTGATATAAACTGAATTGTACCACCAACCATTAAATTATTAAATGCAGTACCAATTCCAGTAACAGTTACAGAAACAACACTTGTACCTGCTGTACCAACATTATATGTACTAACTATATTATAAGCTGTATTATTTTGGAGTTGAACAGCTTGATTTAATGTTAAAGATACACCGGATTGCACAGCAAGAATAGAATAACTTGTGCTAAAAACTATGGCACCACCAACCATTGTATTTGTAAATGTTGAACCGACACCAGTCATTACGATTGTTGTTGGGTTGTTTATGTTGTTAGCTCCAACTGTTCCGACACTGTAACTAGAGCCTGAATAATAAATTGTATATGTTGTACCATTTACAATATTTATTGATGATTGTACAGTAAGTTGTGTTGATGAGCCTACTGCAGTAATAACAGATATTGCACCAGTTGTAAATACCAATGTTCCACCAATCATTGCTGTAACAAAAGCAGTTCCAATTCCAACTATGGTTTGAGATGTTGTACTATTTGTACCGACTGTTCCAACACTCGAAGTTAAAAAACCATTATAATAAATCTGATATGTGGTTCCAAACTGCACAGTTGGAATTTCTGTACTTGTTGTTAAACTGGTTTGTGAACCATAAATAGCAATTGTAGCAACATATCCAGTTGCAAATATAATACTACCACCAACCATTAAATTTGTGAATTGTGTTCCTGATCCAGTTACAACTGTTAAAGATGATGTTGAGCCACCAGTTGTACTTACAGTACCGACATTGTACGTACCAAAATTTGCTATAGTTGAATTAGATGGGGCGATGGATAATCCCGAAACTAAATTATAAATTGGCGAAGAGGCTGTGTAAAATAATTGTAAATATGAAATAATTGCTTGCCCAATATCATTTATTGCCATAATAGGTATATAATCCATCAAATACATATTTGTCAACTGACTACCATTAACATAAGATAATACACCTGGATATATTGAAGGTATATTCAATCTAGTCCATAATGTTTGTAAATCATTATTAAAATAATCTTGAAATATTGTTTGTAAAAAATAATTTAAATTTGCAACATGAAATTGTTTTAGATATGTTTGTGAATCTGTTCCATAATAAAAAGTTGCAGACTGTGAACTTAATGAATAATAACTTGAAAAATTATCAGCATTTCCAAACAATGATGAATTAACAAGCGACAAATTAGTGAAATTTCCAGTTTTATCGTAAGATGTGGTGTTTGTTGTTGTAGATGAAGACGATGATGAAGATGTGGATGGAAAAATCTTAAAAATTGTAAAAGTCAAATGTTGTCCAGCAGATGTTGAACCACCAGTAGCATTTAGTGACGTGAATACATTTGTTAATAATTTAAAGTTTAATTGCATATTTGTTTCGATTGTTGTGACAAGTTGAGTTTGGTATGTTGCAACATCATTTGTATTTTGCAATGTAAAATTATTTGCTAATAAAAATCTATTAAAAATTAAATAAGCGTCAAATGTTGTGTATAAATTTGCTGTATCTGAACTGTAGACATCAGCAATGACAGAATGAAATAAATTATAACTGTTAGAACTTACGGATAAATTGTATGTTGAAAACTCAACATTTGAAATAAAAATAAAGTTTTGATCCATGTATCTAATATAAACGACAGCACCTGGCAATATTGTTGAAGGAGCTATAGTATTAGCCAGTGCAGTGCTCAAACTTTCTATTGTTAAACCATTTATTGGTTTTATTAAAGTTGTTTCAGTTGTACCAGTGTTATTATAATAAACACGTAAAGCTTGATAATAATTTAATTCGATTTGTTCATAATTATAAGTTTGGACATTTTCTGTAGAATTTATTGGTGTTGAACTAATTAAATCATTGATATATTCATATTGCACAGTAATAATAGGGTCAAATTGCACAGTAGCATCAATCATCATATTTAAATAGGATTGAGTGTCAATAGTTTGTGTGTTTATCGATGTATTTATTGTTGGATCAAAATTAAGTTGCAATGTATTTAAAATTTGTTCATACACATTTATTGAATTAATAAGAGTTGCCATCTTATTTGTTATTAAAATCGTAATATCATCAATATCAGACTGTGTTAAATTTTGTGTCAAATCAACACCAGTTGTAGTTGGCCATATTATTTGATATTGATTTAATAATTTTTTTATATCTGCCTTTGTTGCAATTTTTAACAAAGTCTGAATATCTGGTAAATCAATTATTAAATATAATTTATGCAATAAATCGCCGTGCCGCTTTAATTTACAGACAGATTCCCTCCCAAAATCCAAAGATTTTGAAAAAGTTAATTTATGTTCAACTTTGGAGAAATTTGAATATCTTCTATATACAATTTTAAAAAAAGTTATTTGTGGGTCACCAATAATAAATAAATCATCAATACCTCGTGCTACAAGCTGAAGAATACCAGCACTCATATAATATTATTATGGTTTAAAAATACGTTTATCTATTTAAACCATAATTTTTTTTATTATTTTATTATCCATTTGTGTATGCGACTGCAGCAAAACCACCCACAACGCGCAAAATATTATAATTTGTTGTATATACACGAATGTTATATGTATTTCCACTTAAAATTAATGATTGATCAAATTCTAAAGTCAACAAGCACCGTGTTATTCTACTCATATTCGCTGTTCCAGATGGTTGAAATTCTTCAGGCGATATTGAAAATGAATAAACATTAATTCCAGCAGCAGGTGATCTTTTATGACATTGATATGGTTGAACAAAATTATAGTAACCAGAAACAAATCTTTGAACACGATTATGTGAATTAAAGTCCATTGTTGAATATCGAATAGGATTAATTGTATCTAAATTCAAAACATCTGAATAATTGTACCATTTTAATTCTGTAAATCCATCTGTGTAATTAACATACTTATTATTTTGAGCAACCCATACAAATTCTTTACATGGATGGTCAAAATCCACATCAAATTCAACTGTTTGTTGAGTTGAATTAGTTATTTCTTCCATTTGTAGTTCTTCAATTAAATATTCATGACTTGATTGCGCAAATTTCTTTCTTTCTGCACTATCTAAATATATATAATCAATTGCAAGACTTGCTGTTAAATCATTATTTGACCGAATAATATTAGTTAATGGGGATATCCCAAGCTGTTTAATTGTTTTTGATCGTAAAACCGGATCAGCCGCTTGTGTTGTTGTTAATTCATCAATATAAAAACATTCGTTAAATTTTGCAAAAGATACACTCAGCGTTACATCATACTCTATTGCAACAAGTGGTAATGTTAAACCGTTATGTCTACAAAACCAAAATTGTAAAGGAATCCACATTGTATACGATGGTTTTGTAGATCTGCTTGGTGTTGTCAACTCGGAGACATTACCAATCATTTTATCATATACGGATTCTAAATAATTATTTCCTGTTAATTCATGCCAAATATTTAACCAATCACCATACTGTTTATCAATAACAATTCCACCTATTCTTAATTCAACACTGGAAATAATAGCATGTCCTAATTTTTTAACCCATGCAGTTTGTGCATTTTTATTTGTTGTATCTGCGACTTGTGCTGTCAGTGTTTGAACACTATTATAAAAAAAATTTTGAACACTTATTGATTGTTGTAATGAAAAATTTAGTGCATTATATACATCTTGTTTAGTTGTTGATGGATTTACAGTTGTGCTTGTTTGTAAAAAAGTATCAGTGACTATATCGGCCATACTTATATATTTATAATTAAAACCAGTGCCATTTAATATAGCAGAAAATTTTTGTTTAATTGTTGATGTATCATTTGTAAATGTGCTTAGCACAGCATTAACTACATCAGTAGCAGTTGAATTAACTGAATTATATTGATCTATTCCCAATCTATATGCTTGAATATTGACAGCCATAAACTGTAGCACAATTTGATAATTTGATTTAGAAATAGTTAATTGTGTATTTACCAACGATCCAGGAGCATTTCGAGTTAATGTTATTTGTGGAATCGTAACTTGTAAATATATTTTATGAATTAAATCACCGATTTTTGGTAAGTCGACATTCGATGTTCTACCAAATCCAACCAAATCATCAAAATTAACAATGACCGATTCAGATGAAAAATTAGTATATCTACGGTAAACAACTTTAAAAAATGTTATTTCTGGCGTACCAGTTAAATATAAATCTTGACTTCCATAAGTTACAATTTGTAGCAAACCTCCAGCCATTATTATTTATTAGATAGATAATATTTTATAAATAATAATCACACATGATTTTCATATATAAAAAATTGATATATAAAAAGATTCCAAATATAACTATTTTATACATAGATCAATTTTTATATACATATAAATGCCAAGACGAAAAATTGTAGAACCAGTTAAAAATGAGCCAATTGAAATTCCTTTGGAAGTCGCCACAGAAGCAGAAATAGTACTAGATTATAAAGAAAAAATGAGAAAGGATAGAGGATTAGCACAAAAATTATTTTTAATAGAAACAGTTCCAGTTGAAAATCCATACACTCGAAAATATGTTGTGATGGGTTCAACAGGGAATGTTTATAAAGTTGAAATCAAAAAAGTACCTTCATGCACTTGTCCAGATCACGCGACTAGACACAAAAGGTGTAAACACATTTATTTTGTGTTAATGCGAATTATGAATGTTATAAAACCATTTGACGATAAGCCAGAATATACGAACGACGATTTAGATATTATGTTTTCAAACATACCTTCTATAACTCAAATTTTGTGTGTTGATGATAATATAAAGAAAAAATATCAAAATGAAAAAACAACAGTGGAAACAGGTGTTGCTCAAAAATCAACAGACGACTTGTGTCCAATTTGTCTTGATGATTTAGAGAATGGTGATGTATTGGAACATTGCAAATATTCATGTGGAAAACCTATACATAAAGTATGTTTTGAAATGTGGTCTAAACAATCTGGTGCAAATTGTGTATATTGTCGAAAAGCCTGGCTAAAAGAAGGTGGTGATAAATATATAAATTTAATTGTTTGATTTATTTAACTAAAAAAATTAAACAACAATCTAAATTATCTATTATCTATTATTTATATATAACAGATATCTTTTTATTTTTAAATGAATTACAAAAAAGTATTATATGATAACAAATTTTATGCAGTGATCGGTTTTAATTATAAATCAAACATTGTTCCAGTTGTTATTGATTATGATGATTTAGCACCTATACTAGCATTAAAGAAAAAAAATTGGAAATGTCATTCTTCTGGATTTGTGTCTTTTACACATACTATTAGCTCAAAGGATGGTGCATTAACAGGTGATATATATTTGCACGAATTAATTATTCTACAAAAAAACAAAAATGAAAACATACCTAAACAATCTAGAGCAATATTACACATAAATAGATTAGGACTAGACAATCGCAGACAAAATTTAATGTATGATAATGTAAATAAAGAAACTCATAAAAATATTAAAAAAAAACGACGAACAGTTGAATTACCGGCAGACAGTGGGATTAATCCTGATGAAATACCAACATATGTTTGGTATTTAAAGCCAGATGCAACTCATGGTGATCGTTTTGTTGTTGATATAGGGAGTATAAGTTGGAAAACTACGAGTTCAAAACAATTTACACTTAAATATAAGCTAGAAGAAGCAAAAACGTTTTTGCGATCATTGAAAAAACACAAGCCCGAATTATTTGCGGATTATTGTATGAATGGTGAATATACAAAAGATGGAAAAGATTTGCTTAATAGTTTTTATCAAATAATAGATTTGGCGGGTTATAATAACATAAAGAAAATTCAGACTATTAATCTAACTGATTTATATTTAAAAGAAAATCCAGATTCTTTGAAAAATAAATATATTATATACGAATCAGAGTCTGAATCGCAATCAGAATCAGATTATGAATCAGACACAGATTAGTTTAATTATGTTTAAACATATTTTTTAAATATTTGGTTTTAATGTTACTAACATATCATTATGTTTAAACCCCTCGTCCACAGAAATTATAATATTGCTGTTTGTACCAATTAAAAACGAATTTTTATCAGAATCAACGACTGTAGTCCGTAAATATGGGTTACTTTCATCAATTGCATTATTTTTTAATATATTTTTAATTATACCTTTTTCCAAAAGTTTTTTGATACATATCATTGCACGATAAGACACATCTATATTTTGGTTATTTATTGAGAACGTTGCACCAACATCGAAACTATTATTTTTTTTATTAAGTTTTTCGGTATCAACATGACTTAATTTATCATTTGTGAACACGTCTAAAGGTATTTCAATAACTTTTGTTGTTTCCTTCCAAGCTTCTAATATACCAGTATCGTTTTTATTATCATCCATCTTATTTATATTTTCAGCAATAATGTTTACATTTGATTCGTAATCGGCAGGGTTAAAATTTTTAATACGAATACAATAACAACGAATATATGATTTATGTTTTTCCGCATCAGTACAATACTCATCAAATGCTTCAACATCTACAAAATTATTAGATTCTTCTGAAACTGTAAATATATTATGGGAAATAACAAGTAAATTTGCAGTTTCTTCACGACATTCGCGAGCAGCATTTAATGCTAAAGATTGGTCAGTTTCACATCCTCCTGCTGGAAAAGAATAAATATATTCTTTGTTTGTACCTTTCTGTTCGCCAAATAGCACAATATTATTATCATGTATAATAATTGTACCAACTGTACAATAATAATTATTTTTTTCACGAATCAATCTACCACCTTTTTGTTTTTTGATCAAATCATAATATTTTCTTTTATATTTATCCATTTTACAATTATACAATTGTAAAATAAATTTTTTTGTGATTTTTAAACATTTTCAAAAATTCTTAATTTTTATTGAGATGTGTTTTTAGAATCTGGTTCATATGTTATAACTCTGTCTAAATAAAAAAAAGGCAGTAACTAGTAACACTTTTATTTATAATTTCTGACATTCTGATTTACTTTTCAATATTTTATATATGTAAAAATATTGATTTATTAATTGT